TCAGTTACAGCAGGAGCCAATGTTACTATTACAGCAGTGCCATTTACCGCAGTAATAGAAGATGGTGAACAAACTACTTCAATTGGTTCAGGTGGCTTTGGTAGTTTAGAACTTAGTATGCGTGAGGTTTGGTAATGTCTATACAGGACCAATATACTAGACAGAACTATATTGCTGTTGACTTAGTTGAATTGCATTTACCAAATGTCAGTGGAGTCAATGATGCTGTCTATCTATGTGCTGGTGGTTTTAACATACCGTGGGATAGCCCAACAGCACCAGATGTTGGCACAAACGAATATGTTGCACAAGGTGAATTTATGGGCTTCTCAGAAGTCTCTAGAGACTTTGATGTTAGAGTAGGTAAATTTACCATTTATCTATCAGGTGTAGGCACTGACTTTGCAGGTAAATTTGCAGGTGTAAGTGGCAATCAAAAAATTAATTATGAAGGTAGACGAGTTTGTATCTATAAGGCATTTTTAGATTTTGAAGTAGTTAATGGAATACAACAACTAGTAATAGTTCCAGATCCATTGTTAATGTTTGATGGCATTATATACAATGTAGGTATTGCGGAAGGACCAAAAAGTTGTCAAATTAACATTGAATGTTCTACTCTATTTGCTGACTTTGAAAGAACAGCAGGCAGAAGAACTAATAACGGTAGTAATCATCTATATCAGGGAAGCACATATGATACCAGTTTTGAAAAGGCTGGATATGTAGCATCAACTGACATACGATGGGGTAAAAAAGCATAGGGGTAAGCCAATGATTATAAGAAAAATGAATCCAAATGAAATTGATAACACGTTGATATTATTCAATTACTATCGTGATGAAGCCGCAGAAACAATGCCAGAAATATTAGATGAATATGATGAAAATGCAGTGCTAGATACTATAAGAACATTTTCAATACAGTATAATCATTGTTGGTTTAATGTATATGATAATCAACGCCCTGTGGGTTTTGTAGCAGGATATATTGTAGAAGTGCCCTGGAGTAAAACTAGTTTACAAGCCAATTTACAATTTATCTATTGTCTAAAATCACACAGAAATATGGATGTGTTTAAGGAAATGGTTGATGAATTTGAAAAATGGGCTCGTCAATTTGATGTTACTAAAATAACAGCAGGTGACATTGGTATTGACATTGAGCGTAGTCGTAAACTATATGAACATTTAGGTTATACACCTGGACTGGTTGTTAATAAGGATATTAGATAATGTCATTTATTAAAAAAGCCGTTAAATCTATAGTTAAGGCAGTTGTTAATGTAGTTAGAAGTGTTGTTAAAGCCATTACTAGTGTAGTAAGTTCTGTATTTAAATTTGTTACACAGGGCTTTATGGGTGCGTTGGGCGGAATCCCAGACTTAACTTCAAATCAACAGGCAGAAGCACAAGCACAAGGTGTTTTAATACAAAGACAAGGATCTGTTGAAAATATTCCTATTGTATATGGATGTCGTAAAACAGCAGGCATAACCACGTATATTGAAACAAGCACTGATGAACGCAGTAAGTATCTTTATGTTGCTTATGTGTTTTCAGAAGGGCTAGTAGAAGGTTTGCGTAAAGTCTATATTGATGACAATGATGTAGATGAACAGATAGGTAGTGGTAATGATTTAATAGCCACAAGATTAAATCGTGGTGAAACTGTCACAGTTAATTGGGGCAAATATTCTGGCAGGTGCGTTATGCGTTGGAGCCCAGGTGTATATTATGCAAACCCAAATTCAAGCACACTGTCAACTAAACTGACAGAATCAGGTGGTGTGTTTAATGGTGCTCCCAATTTTAAATCAACAATGGTATACAATGGATTGGCTACATTGTTTGTTAGATATGAATGGAAAGAAATTAAAACACAAGAGGATCAAGACAACAATCCATTTACAGGAGCAGTGCCTGTAATTCAAGTTGAGATGTTAGGACGCAGAGTTCAGAGATTACACGATCCAGCAACTGACACAGATATTACAGCAACAGACACAGCCGCATATGGCACTAATGAAAGTTATTCAACAAACCCAGTTGAAATATTATTAGACTATCTTAGAAATCCTCGTTATGGTAAAGGACTTACTGTTGATGATATTGATTGGACAAGTTGGCATCAATCAGCGGCAAAATGTAATCAGGTAGTGCAATTTACTAACAAACCAGAAGACACTGGTGCTATTCTACAACTAGCACCTGTTTTAGATACTAACCAAACGGTATTTAACAATGTTAAATTATTACTGCAACAATTCCGTGCTTACATGCCATTTGTTCAAGGTAAATTTAAATTAAAAATTGAAGATGCTGGTGATGCTACAGATATAACATCAGGTGTTGCAACCATAGTTAAAACATATACCAAAGATGACATAGTAGGTGGTATACAATACACAGGTATTGAGCGTGGAGCCAAATATAATCAGGTTGTAGTTACCTATGTGGATCCAGATCCTTATGTCTACAAATATACTAACCAAACTGTGGTGTATCCAACCACAGAAACAGAGCGTCAGACATACATTGATCAAGATGGTGGTAGAGAATATAAATTAGAAATTGCTATGCCTGGTATCACTAACCGTGCTATTGCATTTGATATGGCTAGATTGTTGTTCAACAAATCACGCTATCAAGAAACCTGTAGCCTTACAGTAACATCTGCTAGTTTTGAATTAGAACTAGGTGACAGTGTAAGAATACAAAGCACCATACTAAACTTTGATGATGTTCCGTGGCGTGTGGTATCAATGCAGTTTAATGAAGATAATACCATATCTCTAGGCTGTGTGCGTAATCCAGACTTTATCTATCCACACGTAAGAGCGGGAGAACCAGATATAGTATTACCAACCTACATACCAAAAGATGTTGGTATTTACTATCCTAAAAATATTGAATTATATCCAGAATTTAGTATACATGCACCACGCAATGCCAGTTTACCAAGTGGTGTAACTACTAGTTTAGACACAGACAACAATCCAGTGCCATCAACTAATCCAGGTGGATTAAATGACTTACCCCCATTACCAATAGATATAAATCCTTTAGAAGATGTTTTACTAGGCACTAAAGTATCATATAACATAATTGAATTAAATGGACAATTACACGCAAGAATAAATTGGCAACAACCAGACATAGCCTTATATGATGGTGTTAGATTGATATGGGGTGATAAAAATAATTTTGTAGGACAAACAGTAGACAATGATTTTAAATCAGGAGTTGGACAAACTATAACCCAAACTATTGGACCTATTACTACTGGTAGTTATTTGATTATACATAGAATAAAATATACATCAGGTGATTACAGCACAAAAACAGGTTCTTTAAGTTTTGTAATATCATCAGATCCGTTTGCTACTGATGTATCCACTGACACAGACATAACTAGTGACACTATTGATTCAGGAGTTACTGATACACCCAATCCAGAACCTGGACAAGAAACGGAACAACCAGCACCATCTACAGACAGTGGACTAACAACAGACACCATTGTAGAACCTGCTGAAGAAACAGCACCAGATGAAACCATAATTGCACCATCACCTGTAACAGCAAAAGACAATTGGTTAGATACACTGACAGCAGAAATAACCACAGCAGGATACAGTGCTTTACCAAGGTATATGGATTTAACATTAAAAACTGCCGTAACTACCAGTCATCCAATAAATCCAGATATTAAAGGATTTAGTATCTATTACAAAGAAAGTGCTGAAACTTACTATAATAAATTAACACACACTCCTGCTAATTACAATCCAGGAACAGCAACAACCAAAACTATAACATTTACTGGTTATGGTAGTGGTGCAGTAACGTTTGATATGATTGTTAGAGTTATATATAAAGATGACAGTGAAAGCACTAATCAACATAGATTTCGCTTTACTCTAACATCACCGTTTGCTTCATATCCATATAATCCATTACAGTATGGTTTAGGCAGTAAGTATGAAGCAACTAATTTAGCGGCGGCACAATTTAAAATATTAGAACAGGATGAAAATCCAGCGGCAGTAGGAGCATTGGATATGGTGTTGCCATTAGATTCTACATTTTCAGTGTTTGATAATTATAGTCAATTACCACCAAGTATTAAAATAGTAACTTGGCCGCCAAATGCCAGTGATAGAGCCTATTGGGCAGGACAAAAAGTAAGATATCGTCCAGTGCGTCCTGGTGAGGATCCAGATTTTGAAACAGTATGGGATAAAAATATTATATTAGATCCTGTAGGCGGCACTATACAATCTACTATTATACAAAATATTGTTTACAATCAAAAATATGAAATAGTATTAACACCACAGGTTATATCAGGTGGTAATACCGTAGATGCTACTAATTCATGGTATGGTGTTGGGTATGTAAATACCACACGCTCAGCCGCAGAATATCCAGCAGATAATAATTGGAATTTTAATTTTAATTGGCGTTTGATTGATACCAAAACAGCACTACAAACCATTGATGAAGCATTTGCTCCACCAATAGCAGGCGAAGAAACTGTGCAGTTAGAAACATTTACTACTAATCTAGTAGATGGTGTATATTCTGGCAAATATCGTGATAGATATACACACTGGGAAATAGGACATTATCACAATGTAAGATTTTATCATGGACATATTGCAAGTTATGGTAAACTTCATATCTATAGACGTGATGCTAACCTACACAGTTATTCAGGCATTAACTATAACAAATACTATGGACTTGGTAGATGGGAAAAGGTAACAGTAACAGATTTAGGCACTGATGATTATGTTAATGTTAATCTTAGAGGACCAACACATGGTGCAAATGAATACGAACCTTACTATGAAATAGCCAATCATCCAAGAACTGATAATCTATATCGTAGTTGGCCCGCTAGTGGAAATCCATCAACAAACACAGGACGCCATAGCAACAATTATAAAATACCAATTACAGTAGCGGCTGAAGCAGGACATGAATATCTATTTGTAGTAGAATATTCAGATACCAGTTTAAGCACTAAAGGGCTATTGGTAAAAACAAAAGGTGGAGCGTTTGGTAATACCAATCAATTATCACCTAATCGTCCAGAAATAGTTGATGTCAGTGATTATAATTTATTAGACAGTGGTTATGAAAAAAGATTAGATGAAGCAAGAACAACAACACTGACAGTTAGTGATGTTGGTTTAAATGGATCTGTTCCTACTGCTATTTTAGGTGTAGTGTCTAAACCACTACAATATCCAACAACAGACAAAGGAGTGGCAATTTCGCCAGCGATAGTATAATGGCCCTACCCTTACAGACAGGAAAGTTAGATAGAGCAACACGTAGCATAGTGCCACAAAATACTGGCACCTGGGCTAATCTAAGTGCTAACAACAGTCAGAGTTGGAGCACAATGACAAGTTGGATTACAGAACCAGAGCCATATATGGTATATAATTCACCTACTATTGATTTAGGAAGTTCGCAGGTATTTAATCTTAATATGACAGCAGACATAGTAGGCAATGTAACCTACACTGTATATACCACAGACACTATATTTTCAAATGCGGCTTCAACTACAACAACTATATCACCAGGAGCCTCAAATATACCATCGTTTGAAGGTAGATATGTGGCTGTTAGTGCTAATATTGCGTCAACAGGTGGATTACAAACTATTAGAAGTTGGAAAATTAATCCAAACACAAGAAAGATAGAAATTAGTCTAAACAGTGTTGACACTGCTACACTAACAGGCAACACACAACAGAGACAATTAGATGTAGGGCGTTCAATTAGTTATGTTTATAATCTACAGATGACACCACACTATACAGAAAGTGGTGGCGCTTATGTTAATGTAGGATATGTTAACGCTGATTATGTAGATACAACATTAATTATTGGTGCGTTCCCGCAGATAGTAAACAAAGCCAATGGTGGTGCTAATATCTGTGTAGTTGACAATGAAGGACAATTTGTAGACACTACAGTAGACATAAGAGTTATAGCACTACCAGAACAATACAGAGTTGAAAATAACATCAACACTAGATAACCAAATAAATATTAGAACAAGGAGTTAACAACAATGCCATTCCCAACAGGAACTACAATATCAACAGCAAATTTAGATTCAGGCACTGATGATCCAAGTTTAGCCAGAGAAGATATCTATAATGCTGTTGTAGCAGTAAACAACATCATTGCATCTGCTGATGCCGCTAGTGGTGTGGCTCTGTTAGATGGCAGTGGTAAGTATAAAGCATCAAAATTCCCTACTACAATCGCAGTAACAGGCACGCAGACTATTGCACCATCAACAGGTATAGTTAATATTCAAGATGTTGTTAGATTGACAGCACAAACAAGTGCGGCTGTATCAGCATTGGCTACACCTTTACTAGGTGATATTGCTATTGTAAGTGACGCAGATTCAGGTAACCCCGCTATTGCATTTTATGACGGTTCTGCTTGGAAGTATCTAGCATTTTCAACATTAACAAGTTTATAGTGGACAAGAAAAAGTTTTTACAAGAAATTACAAAAGTTGCTGAGTGGGTTTACCCACAAGTAACTATAGATGGTAAAGGCAATGAACGATTAGGACTTGCACGTAGAGGCAATACAAGAGATGAAAATTGGGTTACTACAGAATATATGGGTCCACGAATTATCAATTTTAAATCAAAAACACCCTGCAATTGGTGTCCATCAGTTGACCCAAAAGTCAATTATAGAAAACACCTAGCAGACAATTCCTGGCACGCTTATTGCCAAACCTGTGGTTATTATGTTGATCCTCACACAGGACAACGAGCGAGAACAGCAGATAAACTTAAAAAATAAATATTGTAAGAAGCCTAAAAACTTCTAATAGAATTTGTCATTCTATTTTCTTTAAAACCCTTAGGGTTTTGCCCCTGCTTACCCAGGGGTTTTTTTTGACTAAAATATTTGACATAAATATACTTATGTTATATAATGTATAAACTATGAAAAAATATAAAATCTTACAAGGTGACAACAAAGACACCCTAAAAACTTTGGCGGACAACTCAGTGGATGCTATTATTACGGATCCACCCTATGGCATTGATTTCTTAGGTAAAGAGTGGGACGCTAACACTGGAGCATTGGAAACTTATCAGGAATGTCTTCGTGTGCTGAAACCAGGTGGCTACATATTAGCCTTCAGTGCCGCCCGCACTTATCACTATCTTGCTGTGACATTGGAACAAGCAGGATTTGAGATTAGAGATCAATTGATGTGGTTATACGCATCAGGATTCCCTAAGGCACAGGACATTGGTA